ATTTTATTTGTAAGTTTATAAGTAAGTCTGTCCCCCCCCAGAAAAATTTACAAAAAAGGATATATTATCATAATTGCTTCTAATCGCCTGTAATCGCTTCTAATCGGATTTATTAATGTAATAAAAATGTAATAAAATGTAAAGAAATAGAAAATATTTTATATTTTTAAATAATTGCTTCTAATCGCCTGTAATCGCTTCTAATCGCCTGTAATCGCTTTTTTGTACATAATGTAATTTTTGCTTGACTTACATAATCAATTTTATTATTTTGTAGAAAATGAAAAAAAATAATTCGGACACCAAAAAAAAACCACCGGCATTAAAATATAATCCTGAGCTGCATAATGCAATTGCAGGCATATGCGCAGAGGCAGGATTTACAGACGAGGAAACAGCAACGCGGCTGGGAATCGTCAGATCAACACTAAGCGAATGGAAAAAGAAATATCCAAAATTTAAAAAGGCTTTGGCGTCCGGCAAAAAATACAGCGACGAAAAAGTTGTAAAATCTTTATATGAACGAGCACTCGGATACGAATACCAGGAAAAATATATCGAAGATGGACCGAAAGGGCGAACTGAAAAAATTCATATTAAACATCTTGCTCCGGAAGTAGTCGCACAAATCTTCTGGTTGAAGAATCGCCGGCCGGAAGAATGGCGGGACAGACACGATATCAAAATAACAGAAAATATAGACTATAAAAAACAGCGTGAAAAAACTTCAAAGATTTTCGAAAAATTGAAAAAAGGGAATTAAATGTCAATTTGGGGATTAGCAGATAGTCAGGCAGCTAGCGACATAACAGAATTATTAAATAGGCATAATGTCCCGGCTCAGGATTCGGCCATCAATCAATATCTTCGGGATGTTGTTGGCAATAAATTAGATTCCAGGGATGGAACATCTCTTGTCGCCCTGAATAATAGACTGCTTGATTTTTTTTGCATAATTACCGGAATATCGCCTGGTGGCAATTCTTCAAATAAATTTGTATTGGATTCAAATGCATCTTCCGTTGATGGTGCTTACGATCCAGGACAGATAAATATTATTGGTGGCACCGGGGCCGGCCAATCAAGGCAAATCTGGGATTACGACGGAACAACAAAGACAGCATATTTAAATCGAGATTGGAAAGTCACGCCTGACGAAACCAGTCATTATGTCATAAAATATAATCCCGGAGACGGGCATGTAAACGAGGGATTGGCGCAGGGAGGCGGAGCAAATACGATAACCTTAAATACACTTGCAAGCGCACAAAATAATATTTATCTGGGACAATGTATTTTTATCGTTGCCGGTACCGGCGCGGATCAGGCGCGCATGGTGATTGGATATAATGGCGGGACAAAAGTTGCGACAGTAGACGCCAACTGGATAATTCAACCCGACAATACTAGTGTTTACGCAATGCGGCCTTATCCGGGTTTTGTGCATGGTGCCGCCACAGCGAACGGTTCCGCAAATATTTTATTACGCGATATTATCGGCAATAAGAACGACAAATCTTTAAGCACGCCCGGAAGTGATAGCCTTTACGGTATAGCTGGATTTATGGCATATTATCACGTGCACAGCCCATCTTTAATATATCCGCAATTGGCTGCGCCGATAACCGTAACGGCAGGTGTCGGAGCATGGACAGAAGGGGGAAAAGTCCAGATTATTGGCGCAGGCGTGAAAGCAAATGCCTATGATGTACATTTTGTAAACCTGGGTACGATATCGCAAGTTGATGATTATGAGATTAGATTATATACAGGTGCGGCCGCGGCGGAAGTATTCTGGGGTGCAGCTTCTTTTACAAGAGACACAAACCAGATGCGCGCAGCTTATGTTCCGATTCAGGGGCCGCCAGTTCCAGCCGGGACCAGATTGTCTGCAACATTGGCAAGCGGAAACGGTAATAATAGTTGCGATGTTAAAGTTTACACGCACGAATATCCGTCATAATGGAGGTCATGAAAAATGGCAAAAGTAGATTATGAAGAAAAATCAGATTACAGTGTTTACCCGGCAGAAGTCCGGGCCGATCTGGATGACGAACAGGATCAAAAAAGTTTTGAATATAGCGAAGAATTGAAATCTCCTGGAAATGGTAAATGGCTTGAATTTCCGGCGGGAGTTATTGGTGCAGCGATTGAGATAGAGGTTCCGGCATCCGGAGAGGGTTACGCAGAGGCAACGATCGCGCCGCTTTCCCGGGTGCGGGATAATTCTGCGATTGGGACGCAATGGGACAAGGGATCTGTTACGGGCACTACTCAGGATTATGTTATTCCGGTAACGGCGGTCAGGGGCGTTAATGTCAGCGGAACCATAAAAATAAACGTGAGGATGCAATAATGTCTATTTGGGGAAAATTATGCGAAATTGCGACAAACGGACATCCCCGGTTGCACAATGTTAATTCTATACAGGATCATTCCGGCGTTGTTGGTGCGATTCCTGATAACATAATATCTTTTTCGGCTAATCGGCTGTTTAAAGATTCCGGTAAAACGACTACCGAAATTGGATTGAATACAACGCATCGAGGCGGAACCGGATCGGATCATTCGGATGTTGCAGCGAATACGGCGGCAAGACATACTCACCCTGTTACTTCTGGTTCAGTAGCTAATCTAAGCACACTAACTCTTAACCACGCAAAGAACAACAGCACACCGGCTATATTGGCTCAGTATATCAAGACAGACATATTTCAGTGCATGACTTTGAGGGAGGCACTGTCGTTTCATGTAGAGGTTGAGCAGACACAAATAACAAGTACAGCACTTGAGCCTCGTACCGTTACATATGCAGAAAACAGAATAGCTGCTTGCCAATTGTCCAACGGCAATGTTGCGTTTGTATATTGCGCCCTGGACACAGTAGAAAAATTATATTTAAAAATAATAAATCCTGAAACCGGCGTGGTTGTTGTTGCGGAAAAAATTATTGACGCAAATCTGGACGCGATTTGGATAAGTTTGGCCTCAGTCGATGAAGACGATACTTTTATTATTTCTTATTATGATATTGATAACACACAAAACGCTTTCCAAATTTGGAATAATGACGGCACTATTTCGGTTGCCGAAACTGTTATAGATGCCGCAGGAACCGGCGGAATAAAGATTGCAGTTTTCCCGGACGGCGATCACTTTGTAGAAATACACGACGGCGCGGGATCAGATCCATATTGGTCAATATGGGACGCGACTACCGGGGCCAATGTTTTTACGGTGACAAGGCTTGTAATCGGAACCGTTCAAGGTTTGGCCGTTGCCGTTAATACCGACGAAATCGTGTCTTTAGTTTATGGCGGTCCAGCTGCTACGGATCAGTTAAATATATATCTTTTTGATTGCTCAACTCCGGCAAGTCCGGTTAATGCTTATGTCGGGAGTGCTTTTTATGTTTCCGGATTGATGATATTTAGCGCGGCAGGTTTTATAAATGCAGACTTCGATCCTGATAATAAAGATATTTTGAGAATTACACACCCGGCGGAAACATTAAACGATTTACCGACGCATACCGTTTTAGAGATGTTGGGAACCGGCGGATCAAATAGATCATTGAGGCAAGTTCGTCAATACGGTATGGCGGCAGAGGGGAACGTCTACGGCGGGGGCGGTGCATTCGATCCCGATTCTAAATTCGTTATGTTTTGTAATCGGAATGACAGAATTGACGAAATCTTCAACATCTCTGTTGATATAGCAAACCATAAAGGAATGATTTTGGCGGGTGCCGGTAATAATTTTACAATCGGCGGAACAGGGACCGGAGGGGAACAATTTTTTACACCGCAATGTATAGCGATTGGCAACGCGGGATTTATTATTTTTGCCAGACGTGAAAGCGATGAAGTACCTTATTATTGGATTATCAGAGCTTCACACGTTAAAATCGTAATCACCGACGCCAATAACGTCACCTTGACAAATTACATGGGAGAAACGCTGACTTTCAAGTTAGCTTATCTTGGATAATGCCCATAAAAAGATGTACAGAAAAAAATCAACCTGGTTTCAAGTGGGGCGACGAAGGGAAATGTTATGTTTACAATCCGGCCGATAAAGTTAGTCAAAAGATGGCAAGAGAAAAAGCATTGAATCAAGGTCGGGCGATAGAAGCGCAGCGGACAAATGAGATCGACGATTCCGAAAAAATATAGGTTAACAGACAAAGAGATTGAAAATTTTATTTTATGGCCGCATGTTTTTGGACACTTTCTTGGGTATGATTTGCTTGAAGAAATTCATACTCGCTGGATAAAATATTTATGGTTATCCAAAACAAGTAGAGCATTGCAAGCGCATCGGAAAAGTTATAAAACAACTGCCGTTTTAATTGTTGGGACAATTTGGTGGCTAACATTTTGTAACCCAGAAGAGACAATTTTATTTTTGAGAAAATCCTGGGACCAGGCTGCGGAAATCGTTAAGGCGGTAAAAAATCAATTTGAATCTGAGGCAGTCAGATACTTATATAAATATTACGATGTTGATAATATAAGAGGCGGTACCTGGCGAGATTCGGCAATCAGTTTAGCGACAAAAGAAAAGGTCACGCCGGAACCCAATGTGGGTTGTCTGGGGGTAGGCGGCAATATAACCGGATCGCACCCGACAAAAATATTTGCCGATGACATCGTAACGATAAAGGATCGTGTTTCCCGCGCTGAAAGGGAAAATACAAAATTATTCGTAAAGGAATTAATAAACATTGAAACGGTTGAGGGTGTGACATGTTACACAGGGACACCCTGGCATAAAGACGATGCGTGGAGCATAATCCCGAAGCCAGAAAAATATCCGGTCGGTAAAATCGAAATACAGGGATTTACACCGGAGAAAAAACTTGATTATAAAAAGCGCTTGGGCACTTCTCTTTATGCCGCTAATTATGAACTTAAACATATTGCAGATGAAGACCAGTTATTTAGTGAGCCTATATACGGAAAATGGCCCGACCGCTTTAAACGGATAAACGCATGGTGCGATCCCAGTTACGAAGGAAAGGCGACAACCGCAATGGCGATGATTGGAATTGATATCCACGACAAGGCCTGGGTGCGCGGTTGGGTATGGTGGAAACATGTTGACCAGTGTTACAATTTGATGGTACAGGAAATGAAAATTTTTAAATGCGGAACTTTTTACATTGAGACAAACGCCGATAAAGGTTATAGCAAAAAGGATATGGCGGAAAAATGGACGACAATCGGAAGAAATGAGACAACAAACAAGCATATCAAGATTGTATCTTTTTTACGACAGAATTGGAAGGAGCTCACTTTTGCAGATGACTGTCAACCGGAATTCATAAATCAGATTATGGACTATTCGGAAGATGCAGAGTTAAAAGACGCGCCGGATGCAACGGCTTCATTGATCCGGGAAATGCGGATTGGAAAAAAATCAATATTGGAACGGTTTTGATGAATTATAAAATTAAATGGCATAACATAATAAATTTTTTTCCTTGCTTTTTTATTACAAGGCCATATCTTTTTTTTAGGAAATGGTCAGAGGGTTCAAAATATTTCTGGGTTTTACAAATCGGATATTTAGAAATTAGAAAATTGAGGTTGAAAACATGAAATTTTTCACAGATAGAAAATTTAATAAAATGATGAAGCGTCTTGACAACATGGAAAAATCCGCAAGTCGTTTTGACGGACTTATTGATCCCCTGACTACAAGAGGAGGCACGGAGGACAGAACACAAAGATTAACCGGAAATACTGTTATAAATCAAAATTCTAAAAATTTATCAATGTATATTGGAAATGGCTTTGTTCAGAATATTATTGAGTTGCCAGCCGAAGATTCTATGCGGGAATGGATAACTATTATAACAAACATGGACGGTGATCAATCAGATTTTGATTTTCCAAAAATGATACAAGACCGAATGAAAGACTTAAATATACAATCCGATGTATTTAACTTGATACGATATTCCAGATTATATGCGAAAGGCAGTTTTTTATATTATGCCGTCAGGGCGAATCAGATTCAGGATGGCGAAATATTAGCAGAACCGATGCCGGAAGAAATAAAATCAATTGAATTTATAAATGTGATAGATGATTCCGACCGGGTAACGCTGACAAACTTAAATAAAACCAACCCATTAAAAAAAGACTACAATAAAATTAAATTCTCTATTAACGGGAATGAGATTCATTCATCCCGTT